TGACGAGTTTACGAATACCACCGAGGTGCTGGCGCAAGCTAAAAAAGCAAAGCGGCTACCGTCGCAGGAAGCCAAATATCGGAACCTAATTCTCAACCAGCGCGTCGAGGCCCGAAACCCGTTCGTATCTCGCGGCCTGTGGGAGTCCAACAAAGACGCTCCGGGCGTTTTGGAGGGCGCTTTGTACGGTGGGCTGGATTTGTCGTCGGTCAACGACCTGACGGCCCTGACGCTGGTTTCCAAGGAGTACGGCGTGGGGTCTTATTTCTGGCTCCCCGAAGACGGCATCAAGGAAAAATCGAAACAGGACCGCGTGCCGTATGACGTTTGGGCCGCTGAAGGCTTTATCGAGCTAACGCCTGGCGCGTCGATTGAATATGAGTGGGTCGCACATCGGCTTCGGCAGATTTTTAACGATCACGAAATTGAGCTAATCGCATTCGACCGCTGGGGCATGAGGCACCTAACCCCCTGGCTGGAAAAGGCCGGGTTTACGGAATCAGAGCTAGAGCGGTTTGTCGAGTTCGGGCAGGGCTACAAAGACATGAGTCCAGCCTTGAGGGAGCTTGAATCTGTCCTGCTGGGCAGGAAGATGAAGCACGGATCAAACCCTGTCTTGACGATGTGCGCCGCTAATGCGGTGGTTCAGTCGGACCCGGCAGGGAACAGGAAGCTGGCGAAAGACAAGTCGAGCGGGCGAATTGATGGAATGGTCGCTCTTGCAATGGCTATCGGAGCGATGGCAGAAAAAGCGGAGGAGCCATTGGACATTGACGGATTTTTGAATCAACCCCTGATGGTAGAACTCTAATGGCTGTATTGAAACCGTGGACATGGTTCGGGGGACGATCCAGAACCCTGAGTCGGGATGAGGGGATACAGCACATTGAGCCTGCTTTCCGGGCGTCGTCTTTGCCGCAGCCGGTCAACTTTGATTCGGCCATGCAGCTTTCGGCGTTTTGGGCCGCTGCCCGGTTATGGGCTGAGACGCTGGCAAGCATTCCTGTAAAAATTCAGGTGATGCGGGATGGCGATTGGGTCGATGACACTCAATCCGATCTCTCAATTCTGCTGAACACTCGGATGAACCGATACCAAAACCGGGTTGAGTTTTTCGAGTCGTTTGTTCTGAACCACATGGTTCACGGCAACGCCTATGCGCTCAAGGTTCGCAGCGGCACCCGGCTTGTGGGGCTTTTGCCGCTTAACTCAGGGCAGGTATTCCCTGAATTGCTTAAAGACGGGACCTTGGTTTATAACTACCACACGGACCGGGGGGTGAACGTCCTTGCTTCGGATAGTGTCTGGCACTGGAAGATGTTTGGTAACGGGGTGGCGGGCCTGTCGCCATTGGGCTATGGAAAGCATTCTGTAAGCGTAGGGCTGTCGGCTGACAAGCGAATCGGGCAGGTATTCCGCAATGCGGGCAAGCCTGCGGGCATCCTGACAATCGACGGCACGCTGACCGAAGAACAGCGGAGCCTTGTTCGGGAGAAATTCAAGACCCTGGTAGAAGGCCCGACCGATACGCTGATGGTGCTTGAAGCGGCTATGAAGTTCCAGCCGACCAGTTTAAGCCCGACCGACATTGAGTTGCTGGATTCCCGCAGATTCCAGGTCGAAGACGTGGCGCGGTTTATGGACGTGCCGAGCGTGTTGATTAACGACACTGCCGGGACTACCGCATGGGGCACGGGCATTGGGGAGATTATCCGGGGCTGGTACAAACGATCAGTCAGAGCGCGAGCCAACTCTTTGCAGGAATCTATGCGAAGCCACCTGATCCCGATAGAGTCTCGCAGAAACAGCCGAGTCATGCACGATTTTGATGATCTGCTGAAACTCGACAAGAAAGAGCGCATGGAGTCGCACCAGCGCGGCATTAACTCGGGCGTTCTTACCCCGAATGAAGCCAGAAAACAGGAAGACCTGCCGCCCCTTGAGCGCGGAGACATTCTTTACGCGAACGGGGCCATTGTCCCGCTCGGAAGCAATGCAGGCACGACCGTACAGGAACCCACCGACAGCGGAGAAATGAATGAAGACTAAGCGACTTGATATTGAATGCTCGTCGCTGAAGTTTGACGCAGAAACCCGGACGTTCGAGGGTTACGCATCAAAGTTCGGTGGCGTTGACTCATACGGCGACACGATACTTCCGGGCGCTTACGCCAAGACGCTGGAAGGCCGTAACCGCCCGATCCGGATGCGGTGGAACCATTTTGGCCCGGTCATCGGGAAATATGAGGTCATTGGGGAAGATGACATTGGATTGAAGGTCCGAGGCTCCCTGACACCCGGACACAGCGTCGCAGAGGACGCATACGCCAGTTTAAAGCATGGTGCTGTGGATGGCCTCTCTATCGGCTTCCGCGTCCCTGAGGGCGGCGCTGAGAAGAACGATCACGGCGGATTTGATCTCAAGGAAATCGACCTTGTTGAAATCAGCGTGGTCGAAGAGCCTGCCGATTTGGGCGCAACGATTTCGGATGTGAAAGATTGGAAAGAGACTATCGAAATGATTGATGGTCTTAAAGATTTGGAACGCTACCTGCGCGATGCTTGTGGCCTTCCCCGGTCTGCTGCGAAGGCTCTGGTATCGCAGTGCAAGGCCATGTTTCAGCGTGACGCTGAACCAGAACATCAGCGAGAAGCTGAGTTGAGCCGCCTTAATTGGCGCATGTTGCGTGCGCTGAAACTAAATCAGGACACAGTGAGGATCAAAAATGTCTGAAGAAATCAAAACCGAAGACCTGATTGCGGCGGTTGAAAAGTCGCTGGATCAGGCCGTCACGAAGTATGAGGAGCAGGTCAAGGATTCAAAGTCTGCTGCGAATGAAGTTCGCGACGAAGTGAAGGCGCTTGCCGAAAAGCACGCCGGATTGGTCGAGCAGAGCGAAAACCTGTCCGCGAAGTTCCAGGAGTTTGAGCAAACCGCGCTGACCAGCATCAAGGGCGGCGGTGAACGCTCGGAAACATGGGGCCAGAAGTTCGTCGGATCGGAATCGTTTGCCAAGTACCTTGCAGGCGATACCGACCGTGCCAAGATCGAAGTCAAGAACACGATTCTTGGTGAAGCTGGCTCCCCGCAAGATCCAAGCAATATCATCGTTCCCGAAGACCGCTTGGCCGGTATTGTTCCGGGTGCCTTCCGACAACTGAATCTGCTGGACTTCGTCCCGATGGGCGCGACCAACAGCAACCAGATTCAGTACACGCGGGAAAACACCTACACGAACTCCGCTGCTGAAACGGCGGAAGGGTCGAGCAAGCCTGAGTCCACGCTGACTTTCGAGTTGGTGGATGACCCGGTGCGCACGATTGCCCACTGGCTGAAGCTGTCGAAGCAGGTTCTCGACGACGCTCCGGCGCTCGAATCCTATGTTGACCGCCGTCTGCGTCATGGCGTTCGTCAGCGTCTGGAAACTCAGATTGTTGTCGGCAACGGCACCAGCCCGAACATCTCGGGCCTGAACCAGACCGGGCGGCATACGGACTTCACGCCGACCTCTGGTGAGAACCAGTTCGAGTCCATCAACCGGGCGAAGTATGCGGTCATTGCTGCCGATTACGTGCCGAACGCGGTATTGATGAATCCGGCCGACTTCGGCGCGATGGAGCGGTTGCAGTCCACCACGAACGAGTTCCTGGCTGGCAACGGCGCGGCGCTTTCGTACATCAACAACGGCCTTACCCCGATGGTTTGGGGCTTGCCTGTTGTCGTATCGAATGCCGTGACCTCTGGCAAGTTCTTCGTGTTCGACTCGAACGCGATGCAGTTGTTCATGCGCCAGGGCGCGGGTGTGGAAATGTTCGAACAGGATGACACGAACGTGCAGTCGAACCTTGTCACGGTTCGCGCTGAACTTCGTGCGGCTCTGGCTGTATTCCAGCCCGGCGCTATCCAGTTCGGCGACCTCACCATCTAAAGCAACAGGGCCGGGGGAGGCAACTCCCCCGGTTTCCACAATGCTGATAGCAAAAACGCATTTTCAATCAACCCGGCTGGGCAACGTCAAAGAAGGCGATCCCGTGCCGGATGACGATTACGCGCAAGAACTGAAGCGGTTGGGGCTGGTATGGGAAAAGCCCAACAGCTACCAAACGAAGGTTGTACGGCAGACGCCGACCGTGGAGAAGGTAAATGACAGTAACGGTGAAGACAGCGCCGCCAGTGGAGCCGGTGACTCTGGCAGAGGCAAGAAGTCACCTAAGACTCGTCGCAAGCGGAAGCCCAGCAAGCCATCCTGACGATACCTATGTGGAGCGCCTGATTGCTGCGGCCCGGAATAATGCCGAGGGCTACATGGGGCGCACGATAATCGAGACGGAATACGAGTGGAAGTTTAACCAATTTCCGTCATTGGATGCTTCTTTGGTCTTCCCGCGTGACACCGTTTTGTCTGTCCAATCAATTGCCTATATTGACGACAATGGCGACTCTCAGAGCTTTACGGACTATTCGACCAGCTTTGCGGATTACAAGTCAATCATTGTCCCGAGCTATGGCAACGAATGGCCGGTTGTCCGTGGGCACTTGAACGATATAACGATTACCTTCAAAGCAGGATATGCGGCTGATTCGTCTCCGACCGACTACAGGGCGAATGTGCCGGAAGCGATTAAGCAGGCGATTTTATTGCTTGTTGGTCACTTCTACGAGAATCGCGAACAGGTTATGACGGATGTTCGTCCCGAGCAACTGCCGATGGGCTTTCAATGGCTTCTGCATCCGTACCGCGTTCCAGGTCTTTAACTTATGTCATCATGGCCTCAGGGCCGTCGATGTGTCAGGAGGACGCAGATTTAGTCAGGGACTGGCGCAACGGTGAAGATAGGCGCGCTATTGCAATCAATACAACATTTCGGCTTGCGCCTTGGGCCGATGTAATTTACGGATGCGACCATCGCTGGTGGAAGCGTTACCACGAACAGGTCAAAAAGCAATGCACCGCCGAATTGTGGTGTTATGCGCCAAGTGCCGGGGATGATTTCGGGCTAAATGTTGTTGACCTGAAGCATACCGGCGGCAATAGCGGCTATCAGGCCGCGAGGTGGGCAATTACACATTTCAAGGCCAAGCGGCTTATCCTGCTGGGGTACGACATGGGGGCGACTGGAGACAGTCACTGGCACGGCTCGCACCCTAACGGCTGGCCCGGTCCGCGCAGTTTTAAATCATGGTGCGGGTGGCTGCATAAGCTAGGGCAAGAGTTCGACAAGGTTGAAATCATCAACGCATCGCGCGAGACGGCATTGGGTTGCTTCCCACGGCTAGACCTTAAATCCGCACTGTGCTGAAACTCACGGCATGGCAACCATCGCCTGTATACACATGGGAATATGTCGAGCGGCTAGGATTCACGGCAATAGCGGATAGCCGCTGGCCTGGCTGGTGGACCAAGATCGCGTTGTTTGAATTGGGCGTCGATTTCCTGTATGC